AGCATGTTTACCCTAACCGAACGAGTGACACTTACAGCCGCAGGGGCTCAAACCTTTGCGACTATTGACCTTGGCAGTTATGTCGACGTCGGTGATCGTCAAGCCCTCCAAGTTCATTCAGTTGATTTCATCTTCCAAGGAACTGACCCAGCCGGAAACATTCTCGCCGCCTTGGGTGGGAACAGTGCCCTTCAATGTCAAATCACCGACCTTAACCGAGGCGGCCTTGTCTTTGCGGATGACCGTGCCCTCGTTGCCTCTGGTGTTTTGCTATACGAGCAAAACGGTTCAATGTCGAACACGACCGACCTTTATCCAGACAACTACGGGAAAGGTTCCGATGATGGCCGCTTTGTAGTTAATGACCAGTTGTACGTCACTGCTCGAACTACCGCTTTGGCAGCTGCCGCAGAAATTAACGTCACAGTTCGAGTAAATGCTTCAATCGTTAGCCTTACCGCTAAGGACTTCATGGCAATTGCGATCCAATCAACAGCTGCAGACAACTGAGGTGAACTCAGTGTCGATTGATGAAGTTATCAGATTGCTCAAGGAAATAAAAGAACTTGGGGACTCTGGTAAAGAAACAGTAAGTAAGGCTAAGTCTACTGTTAAGAAGGCTAAGTCTGTTGCTAAGAAAGTTAAGCGAGCACCTTCAGCATATAACAAGTACATGAAAAAGAAACTTGCACAACTAAAGAAGGCTCATCCACGATCTAGCCATCAAGTATTATTCAAGAGAGCTGCAAAGTCTTGGAAGCGTTCACCAGAAAGAAAGAGGTCGATGAAATGAAAGTATTATCTAAAGAGCATGGCTTTGTTACAATTACTTTAGGTGCAGCTGATCAATATTCTATTTCAGATAGTGGAAGTAGTTGGACACAACCATATCCGCCTCAAGGAATATTTTACTCGAAGAATTATTTTGATTTAGCAGGGCTTAGTATGAGAGAGAAGACTTTGTTCTTTCAAGGGGCAACTGTTCAGCAACTAGGCAATCCATCTGTAACATCCGGTACTGCTGGCGATGCTTGCGCTATTTATGACATCATGTCAACTTCGCCAATGACTGATGATGAATTAATAGGTTTTAATGCAAATGCTAATTTTGCAGGTGTAGCAACAAACATGACCTCTGGATTAACTTTTGACCAAACAGTGTATGCTCGAAGAAGAGAATATGTTGTATCTGTAGATCTTGCTGCATGGGGAAGTATGCAACTTGTTTCTGATGACCAATTCGGATCTATGAATCCAACTGCATCTGATCGAGTTTATAGCTACCGAATTATTATTTTTGTTTTATCAGGCACAGACAAAATTGCAAGTGTACTTGGTAGTAGGCAGATTCTATCTGCAGTCGCAAAAGAAGAACCTGAATTTGAATACCTTATGCGATTAAAAAGATCATACGAACTTCAACAATCATACGATGAGGATTGATATGTCGCTTGCTCCTGAACTTGTTTGGCTTGAACAACAGATGTTTGAAGCAAGTGCGGTTCCATTGAGAACATTGGCTAAATTTCATCCGCTGGTAAGAATACCAATTATCTCATATCAAATCGCAGATATTGTAGCCACAGATTTAGCAATTCGGACAATTGAAGCAGGTGGCGTTGGTGCGCTTGATCTATACACTCCAGAAATACGAAGGTACGAAGAGACCGCACTCGTAGGAATGGGAGGCATGAGAATATGAGTACAGAAGAAGAAACTCCAATTGAAGAAAAGAAAACACCAACTACAAAATTCGCTGAATGGCTAATGGCTAGAGCCGAAAAGAAAGAAGCAAAAGAAACATCCTTGGAATCACTGATGAAGTTCAACGTCTTTCTTTCAATTGCTACATTGGTCACGGTTGCTGGAGCAACTGTTGCAGACTATGTTCTGATGGCTTGGCTCTGGATTTAATTCACCTGTGTGTCGCTCTGGTGAATCCCAGACCAGTTGGATCGTCGCATGGACGATGACGTATGGAATTGAGGCAACAACATCTGATGCACATTCCATTCCATCGAATTACTTGAAGAGGCATCTGGCATTATGTACTTTCGAACTCCTCGAGTTTAGTTTGATTGTAACAATTATCGATGCATTTGAACTTCATGTTCATCGATAATACGATGTCATGAATTCGTTGTTGATTCTGATCGTAGTCTGGAGTTCGAAAGTACATAATGCCAGATGCCTCTTCAAGTAATTCGATGACTGGAAGGAATGCTTTCTTGTAACAATCGCATTTCATTCTGAACACCTTGGGCATTCAGCAGTCATCGAGAAGTTGATCGAGCATTCCCATCCAAACTTTTTGTCGGTGTAGAATACTTGGCCATGAGAACAGCAATACACTTCTTCACACATATTACATACGACGCACATTCACTCGTCCTCTTTGTTCATGTAATCAGAAAGAATGCGTTGTTTCATCGCCATCGTCATGACAGCGTCATAGCCAAGCATCTCAATGCACGATGAGATTACTTGACTTATCTTTGCACCTCCATCTTTACACTTCTTGAGGACAGCATCAGCCCCGTTGCTTACGGTTATGGAGTATTGGTTCGCCATGTTTCAACCTAAATAATAATGTTATTTAGTATATGCGCCGAAAAAATCTGCAAGCAGAATAATATAGCGGGTGCTATACCATAGGGTTGGAGGTCGGGAGGTGGTGGTGCGAAGATTTGCTCGCTACGCTCGCCAAGATAGGACTGCAAGTTCTGAAAGGCACGTTAATAAGCCCGCTTTACTTAGTAAGGTTGGAGTGGGGAACTAGTCTGATATCCAGCATGCAGAGAAAACCCCACTCCACCTCCAAAAAAAGATGATTATTATGGCAACAAAGAAAACAAGCATGTTTACCCTAACCGAACGAGTGACACTTACAGCCGCAGGGGCTCAAACCTTTGCGACTATTGACCTTGGCAGTTATGTCGACGTCGGTGATCGT